TGACGACACTTTTAACGCGGTGCAAGTGAATATGAATGTCGGATATGCGGAGGCTGATATACCAAAGCCTTTTATTACTGCCATTCGGTGGATGGTTGCACACCTATACGAGCAGCGGCAGCCAGTCGTGGCCGGTACGATTGCCACCACCTTACCGCTTGGCCTTTACGCTATCTTAAACCCTTACCGCGTTATTACTTCAGTATGAGGATAGGACAAAGCGACCGACGAATAGAGGTGCAAAACTACACTACCAGCACCAACGCCTACGGTGAGCGCGTGCCGTCATGGTCTACGCTCGTAACCGTATGGGCTGAACTGATGAAGGCCGGCGAAGGTATGGCGGAAAAAATTACAGGGGATCAGGATATGCCGGTGCAGCGGTTACGGTTTAAGATACGGAGCAGCACGGACACGCGGGCAATCAATCCAGCGGACCGCGTTATCTACAATAGCAACACGTACACCATTCAAGGCATTGAGGAAGTTGGGCGCAATGATCAGCTTATTCTACTTTGCGAAATAACAGGAACACATGGCACAGGGATCACTTGAGCAGAAAGGTGGTAAGCTTGGCTTTGAAGGAATCGGCGCAGACATAAAGCCGCTGATGAAACAATTCGAGCAGCTCCGTAAACAAGTCACTGATCAGAATGTGCAGAAGCGAATCCATCGCGCAGTTGGTAAGATTTACAAAGATGAAATGCTTAACAACATTGTAGACGCGCGCGAAACGATCCGGATCCGTCGAGGTGGCAAAGGTGGCTTTGATATAAAGCCCGGCACGCTACGGCGATCCATTAAGGTCTGGCAAATTGACAAGCAGCACAGTACTTTTTGGGTTGGGCCGCGTGTAGGTAGACGCGCACCGAAAGACGCTGATGCATGGTTTGCTAACATCGTAGAAGGTGACGACCAGTATGTAAAAGGCAACAACCGAAATAAAGGCGTGTTTGCTCGGTCGATTGCAAACAAGCGGGGCGAGGCGCTCACGAAGATGCGCAAGAAATACGAGTTTCAAATTCGCAAAGCAGCGAAAGCAAAAGCACAAAAGAAATGAATGCAGGAATAGCCGCGTACGTAATACTGACGCAAAACACAGACGTCACCGACATTGTTGGCGTCAACATATTTCCAGAGGTAGCCGAGCAGGAAACCGCCACGCCGTTTATCGTTTACCAATTGCAGAGCGTTGCACCTGAGGATACGCACGACGGGCCGAGTAAGCTGGACGAAGTACGCTTTGAATTCCTTTGCTATGCGGATAGCTACGCGCTAGCTGCTGATCTTGGCGACAAGGTGCGCGGTGCATTGGATCGCGTGAGCGGCACATACAACGGCGTGAACGTGGAGAGCGTGCAATTCAATGACGTAGACATAGACACCATTGACGCGCCGCGCCGCTTTGCTCAGGTGCTGACCTTTACCTTTCGGATTAAGCGCGATAATTTTACAATAGCGCAGGGCACACCGGTAACGGGTGCAAAGATTGGCGATCTGTATGACGTGGATGTGACCGGCGTAACCGACGGGCAGGTATTAGCTTACGATGCATCCGTTCAGGAATGGCAACCGGCAGACGACGCGGGCGGCGTTGAGACGCTCGAAGAGTTGACCGATACGAATATCATAAGCCCTTCACAAGGAAGCGTTATATCGTACAACTCAGGGGTTCAAAAGTGGATGGTCAACAACGGGCTGCAAGAGCTGCTTCAGAAGTTCAAAGCAAGCGGAATGGGTGCGCAGATGTACGACACCCTCAACGATACGACGAAGGGTTATATCGACATACTCGCATCGAGTGCCACAATGAAAGTCAATCATTCGGGAATGACGATAAGCGAAGCCTCTCCAGGGGTTCTTTCGTTCTCGGTTGCAGCAGGTACGGAAGGGAACGAAGTCGAATTTGAGGCTATGACCATTGAAGGAAGTGACGCTTTTTCTACGGTTGCCAATATAACCTTCAAGCAGGGAGCGTTGACGTATTGGGAGAACGCCACGGGCAAGATTTGGCTTCGTGTTCCGAACGCGGGAAATCTCACCGTTTTACTTCCTAGCTCATCGGGTACGCTGGCACTCACAACCGACATCCCAAATGTTCCTGTTGACTCGGTAAATGGTCAGACGGGCATTGTGGTTTTGGATACGGGAGACATTGACGAGAACGGGAATCTTTATTATACCGAGGCACGGGTTGCGGCCAATAGCGCAGTCGCTGCGAATACGGCAAAGGTAGGAGTCATCGCAGGAGGCACAACGGGACAAGCACTCGTGAAGGCAAGCGGCACGGACTACGATACGGAATGGGCGGACATCGCAATTGACACCCAATATCACAATCGCTTTCAAACGGACGCGGAGACATTCCGAAGCGGAGCAACGGAAACAGTGGAGCTTTATTACACGGCTAAAGCGGACGGGGACGGACTCGCAGAGAGCGCATCAAGCGACACGCCGAGCGCGGGCAACGTAATACGGCGAAAGCTGTACTACGCTGAGAAGGCGCAGGCCGACCCTGACACGTCAGGCGATTGGACGCAATTCGCGGACATCGCCGACGACACGACATTTGTAAATGCGAAAGCGGCTTTGCTTGCTTACCTGAAGGAACGCACGGGGGGCACGGTTCCAATCTCTTTGAAGATGACGTGGGAGGATGTTGCTGCTGCCACCAGTTACTTGCTTGACGATTACAGCGGGGCTGCGGCTGCGTATTCATTGCGTTTATTATCCAGTACCTACGCAGGCGATGCAATTGAAGTTTACAACGGAAGCAGTTACGCAGACATCGGATTTGACGGCGACGAACTTGACACGACGGCTTTGGCTACGCATTGCGGTGCGAACGACGGGTTCGTGTCGAAGTGGTACGACCAATCAGGTAACACGAATACGGCGACCCAAGCGACGACCTCGCAAATGCCGAAGATTTACGACGGGACGACGGGCGTGGTGACGGAGAACGGGAAGCCTGCGGTAGATTTTGATGGTAGTAACGACGCAATGTATGCAGGATTAATTTCGAGCAGTACAGAGGTCAGTATTTCAGCAGTTCATAAGAACCCACATAAAGAAAATGTTGACGTGATTATAGGTGTGGGCGACGGTAACGGTTACGCACTTACAACTAAGGCAAATGAATACAATCTATTTTATCGCGCAGTTGCTGACCAGTTGACGACAAACGAAACCCATTTAAATGATACGCAGTCATTGATATTTGCCTACACGAAAAGCGCAACCAGTCAAATTTTACACCTTAACGGCGTGGAAATTCAGAACATCACGCCAGCAATAATGATTGCTCCAACAACCAGCACGGCAATTGGAACTTTTGACGGCACTTCATCAATTAGAGATAAATTTAACGGGCAAATACAGGAAATAATTTTGTGGGCATCCGACCAATCCAGCAACCGCACAGGCATCGAGGACAACATCAACACCTTTTATTCAATCTACTGATGAACGGATACATCATAGTTCTACCAACGCCCACGCAGACAAGCGAAGCACGGGCAAAGCAAATCACCCGCGAGCTGTACAACATCTCTCGCCCCGTTCTCATCCAAGCAGAGTGGGAGGTAGATTCAGCCGTATTCGGTATCGTGGTACACCCTGACGGAGTACAGAACGCTTTGCAAGTGGATACCGAGTATCTTATAAACGTACACCCAGCGGCAACGCTCGAACGCCTTGTTGCTTGCTTTCCTGAGCTTTCGAATGATGAGCGGTATTCCCTCAGCAGTTACGTGCAAGTCAATCAGAAGTTCCCGTTTGGGCATATCGTGCCGAGCGATACAACGATTCGAACGCAGGAGTATATGGTTGAGAATGGTTGGTTTTCGGATCAACCTGAAATTGATTAACTTGCAGCCATGAAGGTCACAATCCAAAAGGCGTGCAAGCTACGTGGTAAGAACTGGAAGAAAGGCGCAACGCCGTCGGTTACTTCTGACTTTGCCGCAGAACTCAAAGCAAAGGGATACCTCGACGCCCCAAAGAAAAAAACGGACTCAGATAATAACGATTTAATAGAAGAATAAAATGGCCATTTTTAACGGTACAGAATTGGGTGTATATATCGGCGGCACGCTGATCGCAGCGGCAACAGATTGCTCGCTTTCCCTAAACATGGAAACGATCGACATCACCACAAAGGACAGCGCGGGATTCCGTGAGTTGCTCGGCGGTGTAAAATCAGGATCAATGAGCGTGAGCGGTTTGATTGATTACAACGACGCTTCAAATGATGACGTTTCTGACTTGTTTACAGCCTTGGACAATCGCACAGCTTTGACTTTGAAGTTTGCAAAAGCCAATCCAGTTGTAGGCGCAGACTTTAATTATAGCGCCAGCGGATTTATCACCAGCCTTGAGCAGTCAGGTGGCACAGAAGATACAGCAACCTATTCAGCTACTTTCGAATTGACTGGCGCAATTACACAGACAGCTGAATGATTGAAGTAAACGGCACAGAGTACCCGGTGCGGTACAGCATGAAGGCGCTGAAGAAGTTTGAGCGTAAAACAAAAGTCAATGTGTTCAGCCTATCCGATCCGTCGAAGCTAAGTGCAGACGCTTGCGCATTCCTTTGCTTTGTCGGCGTTGAATGTGGATGCAGCTTTGAAGGTCAGGACTTCGATATGGATTTGATGACGTTCGAAGATCACATAACGCTGGAACACGTCACCCAATGCTTTGACGCACTCGGCGAATATAGCAGCGAAAAAAAAGCATAGACGGCACAGACAAGCCGATAGGCTGGCCGGATATAATACGAATGGGGATGGGCATTTTACGCCTATCCCCTTCTGCGTTTTGGTCAATGACATTCGGCGAGGTAAGCCTAGCACTAGACGCGAACCGAGAGAGCGAAGAGATACGTGAGCGGATGGAGTGGGAGCGCACGCGGTGGCTCGGTTCTATGATCATGCAGCCCCACCTAAAAAAAGGGCGTAAATTGCAGCCTAAGGACCTGATGCAATTCCCATGGGAGAAACCAAAGGCCAAGGCCGGTAAGCTTAACAAGGAAGAACTCAGGCAACGAATTTTAGAAAGAGATCAATGGCAAAGCTGAACGATTTAATTGTAACCATCGGAGCGCAAACGCGGCAGTTTGATAAAGCGCTTGGCGCGTCTATGCGCAAGATGCAGAACTTTGGTGCAAACACTAAAAAGCTCGGCAAGTCAATGACGCGCAGCCTGACCATGCCGATTGCGGCACTTGGTGCGGCAGCTATAAAGTCAGCGGCTGACCTCGAAACCATGGAGGTCAGTTTTATTAGCTTGACGGGTGGCGCAAAGCAGGCCGCCGATATGATGGCCAACCTAAACGAGTTTACAGCAAAGACACCGTTTCAAATTGAAGCCGTAGCAAAGTCAGCGCGGCAGTTGATTGCATCGGGTTCAGGCATTGGTGATGTCAATGAACAGTTGCAGTTTCTTGGTGACATAGCAGCAACTAGTGGGCAACCCATTGACGAAATAGCTGCAATATTTTCTAAGGTAAACGCAAAGGGAAAAGTAGAGCTTGAGAGTTTAAACCAATTGGCGGAAAGGGGTATTCCAATCTTTACCGCGTTATCGGAGGCGACAGGTTTGCCCGCTGATAAACTTGGCGCGGGCGCGGTAAGTGTGGAGCAATTCAACAGCGTACTAAAAGGATTCAGCGACGAAGGCGGTTTTGCTGCCGGCGCTATGGAGCGGCTAAGTGAAACGGCATCGGGTAAATTTAGCACTGCACTTGACAATTTAAAATTAGCCGGTGCGTCCTTGGCGGAAAGTTTGTTGCCAACAGTTAAACAGTTGTTAGATAAATTTGTTGGGCTGATGCAAGCCCTTACAGCTTTAAGTCCTGAAACAAAAAAATTCGTATTGATTGCGGCAGGTATAGCGGCGGCACTTGGCCCGCTGCTGGTTATACTGCCCACCATCATACAGGGCTTCATGGCTTTGCTCTCGCCTGTTGGTTTAGTCATTGCTGCCGTCGTCGGTTTGGGCATCGCAATCGTAACCTTTGCCGATGAGATAGCGCCATACATTACCGACGTCATTAACTACTTTATAACGCTTTACAATGAGTCCAGCCTTTTGCGTGGCATCATTGGCGGCATAAAGGGCACGGTGCAAGTTGTATTCGATTTCTTCCTGTTCGCGGTGGATGCTGTCATTGGCGCATTTCAAGACCTTGGCGCAATCATTAGCGCGGTTCTCAGCGGTGACCTGTCAAACATAGGCGACGCCATTAGCAACGCATTTAGCAACGCGGCGGATCGAATGGCTACGTTTGGCGAAAAGGCAGCCGAGGACTTTGCGGATGCAGTGAACACAGAGCTGGCACGCGAGCCGCTGGAGTTGGTTACAAAGGAAAGCGTAGCCAACGCGTTAAGTACATTGGGCGGCTTGACTAATTTAATACCGTCAGCGATTAGCGGCGGCGGTGCAGGTGCAACGGTAACACCAACACCAACCGAAACCGTGACCGTTCAGGCTGACCTAGAATTTCAAGACATTGAATTTATTGACGATGCAGATTTAGATGAAGAGGATATTGATAAGGTCATAGAGCGCACGAACCTTGTAAAGAATCAAATTAACAGCATTGCTCAAAGCATGGCCAACTTTATCGACAGCACATTTAAAAGCATCATAGCAGGAACGGCAACATTTGAGGAAGTCATGCGCGATATGATTAAGCAGATGTTGATCCAACTGGCTTCGCTCATTGCTCAATTCGCCATTTTATCCGTGCTTATGCCGTCGTCATTAGTTGGCAAGGGCGGTAATGTAATGTCGCTCGGTAAGTTTATAGGCGGCGGCTTTGGCATTCCACAGATGGCAAGCGGTGGCATTGTCAGCGGGCCAGTCATTGCGCAGGTGGGTGAGTACGCAGGCGCACAGCATAACCCTGAAGTAATTGCACCGCTCGACAAATTGCAGGCTATGATGGGCGGGCAAAGCGTGCAGGTGACCGGCAAGATCTCAGGCCGCGATATACTTCTAACCAGTGAACGAAATGCAATCGACCGTAACCGAGTAAGGGGATTCTAAATGGCTGATCCAATACGACTATACGCAGAATTTACCGATGACCTTGGCACGGACTACCGGGTGAATATCCATGATGCAGATTTTACCGGCACGGCGGGCACGTTCAAGCTCGGTGCCGATGGCTTTGTCTTGACATACACCGGCAACAATGAAGACCGTTTGCAGGGCGTGATTGGTAGTGAATTAACGTTTACACTTACCGAACAAACCAGCATTCATACAACCTTCATGGACCTGCTTACCACGACACCCGAACAACGGTTTTCGGTAAGCGTGTACAAAGATCCGGACGGGGTAAATAGTCCGTACTGGTTTGGGGTATTGTATCCGGAGCAGGTAACACGGCCATACGATTACCAACCAATTCAAAACACACTAACAGCCGCCGACGACCTTGGAAATTTGCAATACATTAAGCACGATTCGACGGGCTTGGTAGATGTGCCGACGCTGCTGCTGCAATGTTTGAACCGCACACGGGCGACCCATCTTTGGGGTACTGACGACTTTCTTTATTACGTCAATGATTTCGACGCGGTAGATTATACCGGTAGCAACCAATTGATTGATACGCGAATTTATAATCCATCTTTAGGCAACCCGGACAGTAACGGAGTTAATGAATACTATTCAACCTTTGAGATACTCGAAAGCCTGACGAAGGTATTTAACGCGCGGTTATTTCAGAGCGACGGCGTTTGGTGGTTCTTACCATTGGGCGCGCAGCAGGCGAGTACTACCCTAACCGTTGAAGGCAAGCAGAAAGACGGCACGGATATAACACAGGACACATATAACGCAGCGCGTGCATTTGATTCGACACTGGAGCGGCTACGCGGATACCAGTATAGCGGCCTAGCACCATTAAAGGAAGTGCGGCGCACGCGCAAATACAATGGCAACTATCCGCTGATCTACGACGGCCTTTACACAGAAACCGAATTCGGCAACACGTTAGAGGATACCGATATAGATTACTTGCAGGATACAGAATTTGCAATTACCGGCACATTTAATTACGAGTATGCTGGCGACGGCGTAGCTACCGGCGATGACCTTGTGGCGCGTGTTATGCTTCGCTTCCTTGTTAAGGTTGGCACGCAGTACCTGCAACGGGATGCACAGTTCACGGAAACAACGTTAGATTTTCAGCTCGGCGCGTTGGATGATGGCGTACTTGAATACACTTCACACGTTTACAGCATCCCACAATGGACGGCGACGCCAGAATATTATGAAGTCGTTAGCTACGTATTCAACAGGAACGAAGGCGGTGAAATTACAATGCCCATTGTGATTAATACGCCAGCGCTGCCAAGCGACCAGACCGGCATGGATTTAAGTGTGACGATTGTAGGAATCGATGACGACGGCGCTTTGGATGCTACATTAGTAAACACGTCAACGGCAGATTTTCAAATCGTGGTATTGCGTGCTGACCTGCTTGGCAACAATGCGCTAGGCGATGAGGTTGTTTTCACAGCTACCAACAGCGACACGGCCCGCGCCGAAATTGACCAAGGACTTTGCCTGTTTGGTGACGGAGAAACGCAGAACGCTGACGGTGTGATTCGTGTCATCGTGGGCGTCAATGCCGTGCCGGTTACACAATGGCAAAGTTTAAACTACACGGGCACAGGCATAGGAATTAACCGTTTAGGAGTGCAAGAAATATTAGCAGGCCAGCGGATTAGCACACCGATACAACGCGGCACGGTGTACGGAAGTGATTTAAAGATGTGGCAAGTGCTGGACGACACAGCCGGCGACTTTGCATTATTTCAATTTACATTCACAGCTCGACCAATTGAAACGGAATTAGAGGCGTTTCTAGTTGCGCGGGATGCTTCGACCGTTACAACGGCCATTGGCGACGCTATCGACGTCGTCGACCCGATAACCCACAATCCCGGCTTAGGCGTGACAGGTGCAACGGAGGCGCTTAACAGGACGCTTTTAATAGGTGAGGATAGTTACGGTTCGCGCGTGCAGTATAGAACCGCCACCGTGACGAATCGAACAGGCACAACGTACAACGTGAGGCCGATTGATTACATGATCATGAACACATGGACAGGCGGCAACGGTGCAAGCATTATTTATTTGCCGCTGGTTGCAGATAACGAGGGGCGCAGCATTCAATTCCATAGCGACAACACAATATCAGCAAATCAATACGTAAGCCTGCGACCCAACACGGGCGATACTGGTGTAACTATCGACGGCGCAACGTCCTACGATTTCAATCGTGCTTATGATGGCATTACTATCTTGTGCCACAATTCGAACTGGTATATAATACAGAAAAAAGAGAAGTGATGGAATGGGAATTTGTGGCAATGGTTGCGCCGGTGGTGGCGGGTTTGGTAGGTGTTTGGGTGAACCTCAACAGCACGGTGGCACGTCTCAAAAGCCGCGTGATCCAGCTAGAGATTGACAGCAACGAAATTAAAAGCGACATGAAAGAACTGCTGGCATCCGTCCACAAAATCGAGTTAATGCTTGCAAAACTCCAAAAATGATTTGGATTATATTAGCGACGGTATTGGTAAACGCAACGTATAAGGCGCGCGAGTATGGCCGTGCTGATGTTGCTGATATAATTATTTTCGTCGCAGCCTGTTCGATGATATGGAACTGAGATATTTCAGATACGAGGAATTTGATTGCAAGTGCAAGAAATGCCGCACCAATTCGGAGGGCCTCGGTATCGACGTAATGGACGAGGATTTTTTGAGAATGCTAGACGATGCCCGCCACAAAGCGGGCGTTGCTTTTCATATTAGCAGCGGCGTGCGATGCACGGCACACAACCGGGCAAGCGGAGGAAAAAAGGACAGCGCCCACCTTGACGGCTTGGCGGCTGACATAGTTTGCACAGACAGCAGAACACGCGGGTATATACTGGGCGCGTTATACGAGGCGGGATTTAATCGCATTGGCATTCATAAGGAATTTTTACACGTTGATGACCATCCGGCAAAATCTGCCGACTTAGTGTGGCTCTATGATTAACACAATACGCCCACGGGTAACAGCCCAACAAAAGAAAGCGCTGGACTTCCTACGCAACAAAGAGCGGCGTATTTTGGTTATAGGTGACCTGCATTGCCCGTTTGAGAAGGAAGGATATTTTGAGTTTTGCCTTGAGACCTACGATAAGTACGCGTGCAATCAGGTTGTTTTCATCGGTGACCTCATCGACTCGCACGCCACCAGCAGGCACGAAACAGACCCAGACGGGGAAAGCGCAAGGACGGAGTTAGAGCGTGCAATTGAAGACCTGCAAAAATGGCGCATAGCTTTTCCGGTGGCCGATTGCATTATAGGAAACCATGACCGGGTTGTAATGCGCAGGGCATTCAGTTCATCCATTCCAAGCGTTTGGATTAAGTCGTTCAATGAAGTTTTAGGCACGTCATGGAACTGGACAGAGCGCGTAGAGTACGACGGCGTGCAGTATGTCCACGGCGAAGGCGGAACAGCCCGCACAAAGGCAAAGAACGACCTACAAAGCACGGTGCAGGGGCATATACATACACAGGCCTATGTTGAATGGATGGTTGGCAATCGTACCAAGTTATTCGGTATGCAAGTAGGTTGCGGCCTCGACCGTGAAACGTACGCCGCTGCATATGCTAAGCACTACAAAAAGCAGGCGATAGGATGCGGCGTGGTAATCGGTGGGCATACTGCGATCAATTGTTTGATGCCGCTTTAATACCTTGCACTAAATTTTTATATCATGGGAGAATTGATACAGACATATTGGGCCGAGATACTTTTGGCTATCATGGCATTCGTGAAGGTTATTGTGAACCTTACGCCAACGGAAGCAGATAACAAGGTATTCGGATGGCTTGACACGCTAATAACCGCAATCGTTAGCGACCGGCGCAAGGAACGCAGAGAAGCGCGAAAAAATGACTAACTTAGCCGCTAGGGTTGTTTCCTAGTTTGTTTCATAGAGTTGATTTAAAGAGCCTCCAAACGTGGGGGCTTTTTTTGTGCCCAAATGTTAAAATTGAAAATATTTTACGAAAAAGCTTGCGTAACGAAATAACTTGCGTATCTTTGGGGCATGGAAACACTTACCTCCCTCCAGCGCCAAGCGCGCATAGCTCTTGACGATTGCAAAGCGCAAGCACAGATTTGCTCTGATTTGCGCAAAGACTTGAACGCATATCCTTATTTGGCTTCTGTTCTAGAAAAAGCGGAAAAGCACTTAGACTTGCTTATAGCTCGACACAGCGAAGCAGGTTTAAAGGCTTGGAGAGCAGGCACAGCAATTTGAATTCAATGCCCTGCCTTCGGGCGGGGCTTTATCTCTTTACCATGAACAACGAACAAGAAAACACCACCATGAAGCACGGGTTACTTTCAACAATTAGCCGAATGAGTACATTGGACATAAAAGCCAAATTGACAACAATGGATAAGCAGCCGAATGGCACTTGGAAGCATGAGGATGTAGTATTAGAAACGTACCTAGTAAATGAGCTTTTTAACAGGTGGGAACATGAATGGGTTGAGATGTATAACGGCGAAACGGAATAAAAAAATGTGGCGCGAAGGATACGACTACCCAGCAGACGACGAAGACGAAGGCCGTGACTACTACGAAGAGGCCGACGAACAACACGACAAACACCAAGACGAAAAACTATGAAAAAGCCAATTTGCGTGCGCTCAAGCGTACAAGTAACAGGAAAGCAGACTTTCAACCAGTGGCAGCGAAACTTATCCGATGACCGCGAATTCCTGCGCCTAATTGATCAAATGAAAATGCACCTAAAGCAAAACCGTGAGAAATGACAAAGAAAGAAATGCAGCAATTGCAAAAAACGATTGATGAAATGAAAGCGGAAATGCGTGTCTTAAAAGCGATAAGAAAAAACATGCTTACAGAAATAAGCAACATCGGCAAGGCATACGACAAAATAAAAAACATGTTATGAATATCGAAACAATACAAGTCAGTTCCTGCCGTGGCGCATTTGATCGCGAAACGCGAATGGTTTACCTCATTGAATGGCTGGAACACGTCCGGCCGGATGTGATGATCAACGACTACAACAAGAAACAACTGCCGGCGATTATGCCGCATGGTGTATTTTACAATCGCAGACAGGACACGATCCAAAAGCATAGCGGTTTAGTTCAGATCGACATTGACGGCAAGCACCAAAGCGCTGGATTTAATCCGGAGAACGTGGTGCGCGATATGGAAGCCGCGCCGTATGTGGTGGCTGGTGGTATTAGCTGCATGGGCGAAGGCGTTTATATGCTGATCGCAGTTGACGGCATAAACGAAACCAATCACCGAGAGAAAGCCAGCCGCGTCATGGATCTAATCGAGGAACAATTTAACGTGGTGGTAGATGTGCCCGTCACAAACAACCTGAGTAGCTTGCGGTTCGCATCCGGATACGCGCCGTACATTAATTACGACGTCACACCTTTAACCTTTGAGCAATGAATAACACCGACGAATTGAGGGCGCTATCTGCAAAATACGATATGCACCCGGATCACTTCCATAAAGACCCGCGCGGCTTTGTCATTATGACGCGCCGAGGCGTTGAACACTTACAAGCCAAAATAAAGGCCGAGGTTCGCTTTTCTACCGTTCCCGAATGGTCAGATACCAAGGAAGGGAAATACTGCGTTAAAGCCTACGCAAAATGCGAAATAGGCAAGGTTGAGACGTTTGGCGAGGCGAGCAAGTCAAACAACCGCAATGCGTACCCGATTGCAATGGCTGAAAAAAGGGCTTTATCGCGTGCCATTTTGAAGCTCGCAGGTTTTTACACTGCTGGCGTTTACGGCGAGGACGAAATAGATGAATAGCCTTGACGAGTTTTTTGATAGCGTAGAGGCCGACCAAGCCGCACACGTGGAAGACGTCAAAGACTACGCTTTACACCTTCTCAGCACGTCCACAATGAAAGACGACGATGACGGCCTAGAAGACGAAATAATAGACACCAACCCAACGCCGAACCGCTGGCGTGAGATATTCGAGCGGCTCAAATTAAATCAGTTGCGTGCAATCGATTTGCCCAACTGCTCACAAACAGAATTCACTAAATCTTATAAAAAACATGGAATTAATAATTGAGGGAGTTATTAAGCGCGTTTGCAAACCGATGGAATTCGAAAGCGGCTTCAGGAAGTGCGAAGTACACGTAGAAATCCAAGACGGTAAATACCCGCAAACGTTAGCGCTGGAGTTTCTGAAAGACGACGTAGATGAAGCCGTTGCATTGCCTGAAGGAAAGACGATCAAAGCCCGGTGCAACGTACGCGGCAGCGAATGGCAGAAGGACGACACGCAGCCAATGCGCGTATTTATGTCCCTAGTGCCTTGGAAGTACGAGGTAGTAGAAGGCGATCCAGCACCAACCCAGCAACCTGCACCCGATGGCCAAAATTTCCCATTTTGAGCGGCTTTATTACTGCGTCAAAGTTCCTGCATACAACAGTAGCGTGAAATTCGAAAACTATGGCAGCGCTATCAAATACATTGACGACCTCGAAAGCAAGGGGATCCGCTACGAAATCAAAACCGAATACCATGAATCTCAGAGAGTTTATAAAGCGACACTATACAACCATTGAGCGCTGCGCCGTGGAACTGGACGTAAGCCGGCGAACGATTGAAAATTATTGCTTTCGTAACCCGTCCGGCATATTGAAGCACAGCGGTCAGATTATACAGTTGGATGATGTCGAGCCTTTGCAGCTATTCGACGCCGTGGCCAATACAATTGAACAAATAAACGAGAACCGAAACCCAAACAAACAAACTAATGTTTAACCTTCAAACACGTTCTGAGGAGAACACAAAAACCCAAAGCACCGTCGTAATGCTGAGTAGCGATTACGGAATGTTTAAACACATTTCTGGCAACCGCGAATTAAGTGAAAGCAACATACAGGCAATAATGAATCAATTGCGCGAACGCGGCCAGCAACAACCCATTATAATTAATGAACGCAATGAAGTAATTGACGGACAACACCGGTTGGAAGCGTGCAAGCGGTTGAAAATGCCGATTCAGTACATTAAGCGACGTGGGGCAAATCTTGAAGATGTTATTAGCACCAACATTGTTGGCAAAAAATGGGCGGTAAATGACTACATAAACCGGTTTGTGGCAGAAGGTAACGAAGATTACATACAACTGCAAAAGTTTATAGAACACTGCAGTCTTTCAGGCTTTGCGCCAAGCGTTGCCATTCGGATTGCTGAGGGCGTCTTCTCAAACAAAACTTATTACATGTGCGACGATGGGGTAGTAAGAAGATCCGGAGGAAATTTTTCAAGAGAGAAGAAATATAAAAAGCTGTATTCAGTTGGCGATGCGGTCAAACTGGGAAAATTTAAAATGAAAGATCCTGAAAGAGCACGCGAACGATTACGTGTAATTTGCATGTTTCAAGAATTTAGTTTCTACACGAAAATGAGTTTCGTTTCGGCCATAATGCAATGCATGCGCATTGACGGCATAGATTTTGAGAGGTTGTTAGAGAGCGCGCGTAAATACCCGCGTAAATGGCATAACGAAGCAAGCTTAGAAAACTTTGTGCAAATGTTTGAGGATGTGTACAACTGGCGCCGTAAGAACAAGCTGCCTATTGTGAACAATCCACAGCGACGTTTATGAAGCGTACAGGCATCTGGATACCGCTAGAGATTTGGGAGCTGGACCTTGCGCCGATGGATCGCGTCCTGTTGGCTGAGGTCGCCAGCTTCGCGGAAAATGGCAAAGCGTGCTTTATGACCAACGCCAAACTAGCCGAGGCGCTCGGCATTAGCGAAGACCGTACCCGAAAGATAATTTACCGCCTGATCCAAAGCGGCCACCTCAATAGGGGGGTGGTCGCAAACGGACAGGGTGGGTACAAACGGACTTTAGGGTGGGCGCAAACGGACAGGGGGGTGGGTGCTAACGGACAGGGGGGTGGGCGCAAACGGACACGTACTAATCAACTTACAAAACAAATTACTAAAACACTACTAAACAAGGGGGAAAAATTTTCGATAGTACTTCCATGGCAGACAGAAGCCTTTACAGCCGCATGGTCCGAGTGGCTGGAGTACAAAAAAACAGATCACCGATTCACCTACAAATCGCCCAAAAGTGAACAAAGGGCACTAATTCAACTCCAAAATGAATACACTAACCAAACCGACGCAATCGAAGCGATCCACAGAAGTATCGCAAACGGATACAAAGGCCTTGTATTTAAACAGCGCACAGGCGGCAGAACTAACGCCAGCAGAGCGGCAAACCTTAAAACAGACGTCAACCGCGAACAGCTTGCAGAATTTGCAAGAACTGGACGTATCGCGCCTAACAGTGGCGGCGTGCTTTGAGGGCACAAACGTAAAAACGGCCCTAATAGTTAACGAAAGCGCTACACGGGCGGCGCTGGTCGGTATGATAAGCCGCTGCGTGGACTTCATAGACGCAAACAAGACACTAAACGAGCCGGCGCATATAGCGCTTACCGTCAACGAGCTTGTACAGCAGTTCCCGGCATTCACGCTTGAAGATTGGCGGTTGTGCCTGTATATGATGGCAAAAGAGAGCTTTGGGCCGTACTACGAGCGACTTAAATTGGCGCAGTTTGTGGATTGCTTCACCAAATACGACCAATTGAAGCAGCCAGTCATTCAGACGATCCGCGAGAACGAACGCAAAGACGCGGAACGGATGCAGGCCGAGGCAATGAGGCATTTGCGGCCCGAATACGCTACTGAAGTTAATCCAATAGCGTCTAGGGTACACCCAGCCGATTGGATGGCAGGAGAGAACCGCCTAACGTACACAGAGCGGGAAGAGATGGAGAACCGACAGAAGCAAGCGCAGAAATGAAAAAATTAAAACTAATTTGTCCGATTTGCGACACGCAATTTGACACGACTCGACGAAATAAAATCTACTGTACCATTAAATGTAGAAAGAAAAAAACACGCATTGACAAACTGCGTGAAGAAGCAATAAGGAAACAACAAAGAATGACTGAGCCATATTTGTATTATGACTATGATGCAGACAATTTTTATGTTTCTTCAATCCGAGAACAAGCGCAGAAATGACCGATATAGAAAGATTTTGGCTTGACCTGATGGACGCACGCAGGTACGCAATCACAGAAGTATACGGCGCTGAATGCGCGAGCAGATACCGACCGCATCCGATAGAACGCGAATACTTCATAAACAACCGAGGCACGTTTTCAGAACATCCCGACGTAACCGAACATACAAAAGCGTTTTGGGTGATGTGCGAAACGCATTATTCAACACAGCGCGAGGCGTACCGCACGAAGCTCAGGGCGAACTGGCACATGGTGCAGCAGTCAACCGAATACAAGAACCGCAAGCGAGAGCGTGAACAGCTAAAGGATTACATTAGCGACGCAATCAATGGCAATGGCAAAGAAACCTAAGCGAAAGAAGTCTGAACGTTCCAAAATTATAGCCCAATGCGATAAGCTATGGAGCAGATATATACGCGCAAAGTATGCAGATGAAGAAGGATTTGCCGAATGCTACACGTGCCGGAAGCGCGATCACCTTAGCCGATTATGTGCCGGACACTTTGCGAGTCGAAG